AAGGTGATCCACATCATAAGTTAACGTAATAAACTTAGCGGAGGAGGAACGCTCCTCCTCCCTAAGCATGCGAAAAACCCAACCATCTACCCTTCGCTTCTTACAAGGAGGACACCGCCCACAAGGGAAAGGCATCCACTCTCCCTTAACCTGAGAAAAAAAAGGACTAAGGCAAGCCATATCTAACGAAGCGTTGATGGTATACCCTGCCGAGGTAATTTGCGGTCACAATCAATCTTCAGGATGATTTGAGAAACGATATGGTCATCCTCATCATCAGTGACAGCAAAAATACGCTTAGTAGGGTCAGCAGAAATGAAATCAGAATTGAGGTCTGGAGGAGACGCAGGGTTAAATATGCGGCCCATGTGCCAAGAACTTAAGGTATCGCGAAACTCGCCAGATACGCCGTCTGGTATATATCGGTACTCCGCATAGCGAGATATATAACCCCAAACACCATCAGCAGGGAAACTAGCGCCGATTGGAACGTCATGTGCAACAACCTCTTTATTCAAAATAGCCTGCTCTCCGAGATTGGCAAACTCAGGCCATAGGTAATCCAGGCGATCAAACTTAGTGAACTGACGGTCAATACCATCTTGGTAAGCCGTATCAGGTAGAACACTAATGATGCCCATAATCCAACCATGTTCAGGTACATTAAAAGAGAGGGAGTCTCCGCCGACAGATATACCGTGTCCGGCCATAGAGCCAACAGCAACACCATCGGCAGTAGATTGAGCAGTGGCCAAAACCTCGGAGATAGTCATATTTTGAACAAAACGACCGATCAGCTCAGGGCGCTGCAAACGAGAGTCGGGAGAATTAACGTTAAAGTGACCCTTAATCTGCTCAAAATACCTTTTACCAACACGCATAGAACGCTCCAAGAAAGATTGCAGAGAGAATGCCTCTCGTAGATCAGAAAGGGGTGTAGGGTCTAGCTCGACCTGCAAAGTACCATTAGGGTCATAATACGCCCCCGTGTCAACACCAGCATTATCACTAACCAGAAGGCCGGTATCAGTTTGAAGGGGGGAGTCGTTACCAGTAACTAAAGAGCCGTCGGAGGATTTGCGCACATTACCACTAGCAGTAGTGCCGGGAACTGGCGAGACAATACCAATACCTAAAGGCAGGTCAACCTCAGTACCCTGCTGAGGGGTAGAAAGAGCAGAGGTAAAATAATCGTGGCGCCAAGCCCGCTTAAGGGGCGGATTATTATACTCTCCAAAATAGACCATAGTATTATCGCCGGGAACTAAATCGGTATACTGCTCGGCGATCTGATTTTGGTCACGATACCACTCGTCGTAAATACGAAGATAGGCGGCCATAGGAAGCGCACTAATATTAATAGGCTGCTCCTCATATGAACCGGGAGGAATACCTATATGGTCAGCGACAGAACCAACGGCAACCGTATCATCAAGCGTAACGTAGGGCGCAGCCAAAGCATCTACTCCTGTTATAAAATTCTCCCAACCCCCGTAGATAATACGGTTGGGAACAAAAAACCATTCCGTTTTCACACGAACCTTATGCATAACAGGATTAATAAGCGGCATCAAACGAAGTAGATTAACTTGGGAAATGCGCCAACGGTCGCCCGGCACAGCCTCGCGACAACAAAAAGGAACAAGTTCTCCCATCTGGAAAGTTAACTTTCGTTCGTGGCTTAAATCAAAAGTGCTACTAGGAACACCAGAAAGAGAAACATCTGTAAAGATATTATCTTTTCGTTTCATAATAAAAAAGAGTTAGCGGGGAGAAATAACCTCCCCCGGTGAAGAATCGAAAATGGAGTGAAAAAGTTTCATCAATTCACGCTGCCAAGCAGGATCATTAGGGTTAACGCCTTCATTACGCAAACGAGTTTCTATATCGCGCAAAGTGCCATCTTTCCGCATTAACTCAATATGCTGTTTAGCGCGTGCTGTCTCAGCATCATTACGCCGAATATCAGAATAAGTCTTAGACCTGTCTAACATAGCATTGTAACGCTGTTGCTGCATATTAAGCATACGCTCCAAAGCCTCGGAAAGATTAGACGAATTTAAAGAAGCACGACGAGCATCCTCATTAAGAGAAAGATCAGTATTAACACGAGTGGAGCGCACGTTTTCCCGGCGAGCGTCAGCAGAAAAGGGACGCATCTCCTTCTCAAAGGCAAGGTCAAAACCAGCGCGCTCGGCCTGAAACTTACGAAGGTTAAAATCCTCACGAATGACATCGGTCTGAACATTAAGATTATTAGCCTGAGCAGCCTTAATCCTAAGATCAGCATTAGCCAAAAGCGTACCCATCACATCAGGAGGAGCAGTCTTACTACGAGTAGAATCTATCTGAAAAGAAGATGCCTCGGGGGAGTTAACAGAGCCAGAGTTACCAGATTCGCCCCTGCCATAAATAAGATTAGGATTCAAGCCAGCGTCACGAAACCGCTGCATCTGAGAAGCAGGGGAATTATATGCGTTTTGGCGATCCCAATCAGATAATGCGTCGCGACGATTACGCCGATAATTACGCTCAGATAAAAAAAGATTCGTAAGGTCTGACGAAAGACCCTGAATAGACTGCCCCGCGCCGGGGAAAGCAGAAGTAGCAGAACTAAGAATGTTAAGAGCATCGGGTGGCATGGTTAAAGAGAGTTAAGGTACTCCATAAAATCCCTAAGTAACGTAACCTCTAAAGTCAAGAGGTCGAGATCAGCAGAAGGGAGGCTGTGATCTAAAGAAGCCTTACGCTTACAAGCGGCATTAAGCCGCTTAGTATAGTATGACTTGATGGATGAAATCCCATCGACCTTAGCCTTAAGCATACGGTCGAGATCAATTTGTGACATCATAAGAAAAGAGTTAAAGGCGGACACCGCCGCGGGGAACTGAATAGAAGCCGCCGGAGCGACGAGAAGAGCGCCTACGGCGCGAATTAGAGCGAGTATAACGCATAGAAAAAAACATGGAACGGTGCAATGTGTCGCACCAATGAAAAATAAAGAGACACACTACGAGTGTAAAAGTATACACAAGTGATACAAGAACAGGCTTACAAGGGTAAGCACACACACAGGCAGCACGAGTGCTGCCTAAAAATGACACTAAACAAAACCAGTATGTCAAAGAACTGTAATGAAGTTGAGTAACGTCGCACCGCTACGCTCGCTCCTTCACACCACAATATTACGACTAAAAGACATCTGGAGTGTCAATTAGCCATAATACAACAAGAAGAATTATGGCAAATTCGACCAAGGTCGAAAATAAAGCGTCTAACGACGCAAAAAGCACGAACGGGGTCGAGCAAATACGCCCCCCTCCACAGCCCCCCCCTCGCGGGGGGGGCACTAATGGGGGGCGGAAAACGAGTAAGCAGCCGAATAAACACTCTGCGAGGCTGCTTCGAAGGCCGACTAATCGGACACGCTACTGCCTTCGGCTTGCTTCGAGTAAGAGAGGCGTTCGGCCACCGCCTTATCGACAGAAGCCTTAAAGGCTGCCTGCTCGCGCGCCTGCCTAGCAGTAATTAACCTGCCACGCTCAACCTCGATAAAATCACCCAACTGCTTAGACAAATCCCAACGCTCAAACTTGTCCATATTCTCCATGCCGACAGGTATACGAGAGGTAGAATCAGCGTAGACAGGTTCAAAAGTCTTAACCTTACCACCGCGAGTGTAGCGATCTAGCAAAGTGCGCAATGATAAAGACATATCAGGGACGGTATTAGAGGGAAGCGAATTAATTTCAGTGCCAAAGTCACCGTTACGCTCATAAGTAGCTGAATTAACAACTTTAAAGGACTTCATAAAACACGAGGTTTTTGATTTGAATAAAATTTTGAAACACTGCCGAGTCGTTCAGACTCCAAATACTTATCGTAAGTATAGCCTTCGACATGACCATACAATTCCAAAAACTTCTGATACTTCTCGGAATTAGAAACACCCGAAGCCAACTGTGCTAAACCTTGCTGAAAGTTACGCTCATCCGCATCAAAAATACGATCTCGATAATAACGAGGCATAGCTATAACTGAACCACCATCCTTAGAAAGGAAATTCCTACTGAGATCAGCCTTGTGATAAGATACAACAGCAGGAGTAACATAGTTATTTCCAATCCCCTTAGACATAAGACTAAACTCAGGAACTCGATCATCTTCCTTAAAAATAGCGCGTTTTGACTGCTTATTAATATAGCCAACAACATACGCGATAGAATCAGAAGTGACTTGAGCAACATCAACAATACCAAAGTTGATGCCACCAAGAGACCAAGCGTCAAAAAAATATCTATCGTCTGGGCAATTAAAGATGATAGCATGATAGTGAGGGCGATGATTAATTGAGCCGTACTCGCCACAAGCGTAATACCTCAAAGTGTGAGAAGGGCAAAGATTCCGCAAGCGCTTCATATAGAGAGGGAACGCTTGTTTATCCAAGGTCATGTAACCATTAGG